GCATGATCTTGGGGTCCTGCATCATCGACATATGCGCCGCGATGTGGGCTTGATGGTTCTGCTCCATGAACGCCTTGACCGGCTTTTTGCCAGTGAGCAAGTTCTGGTTCTCAGTCACTGGGTCTACAGGAATCTGATCCTCCTCGACCGGTACCAGCTTGTCAGCATTCTTGATGCCCAGCACCTCAATCATTTGACGATGTAGCACCGGCATGTCATACAACTGTGGAGCAGTTTGTGCCAGCTGTAATACAGCCTGATACTGAACCACTTTCTGCGCCATAGTAGATGCGTTGGGGTCCGAGACCGGCATCACCTCGACCATGTCGTAGTCAGACTTCTTAGCTTTGCGATCGCCCATCTCTGGGTCGTAGCTATATTCATCTGGTGTGTAGTCAGCGATGATGTGCTTGAGCAACTTGAACTCTTGCCGCATCGCATAGTGCAGCCGCGCTTGCACAGCACCCATCACCTTCAACTGACGCTCAAGCAACGCCAAAGTTGTGCCCACCGGAGCTTGGCTGGACATGTCGCTGACGTTCATATCGCCAGACGACGCGAATGACTTACCCTCTTGCACAATGTTCTGGAACAGAGCAAACAAAACTTGGCTCGGCTCTTTGTATGGCAGGGGCAGGATGTTGTCACGGATAGAGCCGCTAGGCACGTCCACATCACGGAACTCACCGGGCTGGATGGGAGTGTCATCACCCTTGACGCGCAGGCCACGAGACTTTAGACCGCCGGGCAAGTTACTCAGCGTACCTGCATCAATCAGCTGCCGTTGCAGCATGGTCGCGCTTTTAGCGTAGCCACCAATCAAGTGGATCAAACCAAAACCATAAAACCCAAAGCCAGACGGGATGTACTGATAGTGGACCAAGTGTTCACGCTTAGTGTGGAGCGGATCATCCTCGTACCAATTACGGCGGATAGCCAAGATAGTGCCGGTACCCTTCTCGATAGTGACGATGTATGGCAACGCAATACCTGTGGGCTCACCCTCTTTATCTGTATCCTCGTAGCCCTTTAAGTCCAAGTCAACCTGCATCTCAAGGATGCGATAGCGATAGTCTTGAATAGCCGAAAAGCCCTGCTCCTTGGCTTTCTGTTTCTCAATGTCATCCAACTCTACTGAGGGCTCGCCGATGTCCACATCACTGTAGAACCCAGCTGCCATGAGCTTAGCCAACTCATTCTCTGTACGCCGCATCACGTGCGTCACGCGCGGGGCCGTAGACAAATCAGACGCGCCGTATGGCACGACAATATCTTCAGCCGGTACAAAAATAGAAACCTGCCGCCCCTTGCTCGGGTCGTAGTACACTTTCTTGAACGCAGAGCCCGCCAGCGGCAATGACCACAGCATCTTCTCATGCTCAGGCCGGTACTCCTGCATAACGTCAGTCAGCTGATAGTTCATGTCCTCAGTGACGCGCTGTGCAGCTTCTTCTTTCTCGGGGGTATCCTTACCAATGATCTGTGTCTTCACAGGCCCCGCCGCCGGGAATGTCTCCATGATGCCTTCGCTTTGGAAGCGCACAACAGACTCAGTCAGCATCGGGTGGAACACACCACAGGCTCCGTTCCAAGGCTCAGTACGCTCTTCATACTTCAAACCAAGCAGCTTTAGCCCCTCAACGTATGTCTGAATCCATTCCTTGCGGTCGGTCTGGTCTTTGTCAAAGTCGCCAATCAACTCTGAACTGATCCGACTAAGTTCACTGTCACTAATATAGTCAGCGAGGTTAGCGTCAAAGTCTTCACCGCCAGTATCCTCTTGGGGCATCAAGTCAATCTCAATGTCACCCATCTGGATGCGCACATCGTCGGGATTCTCGATCTCAATCTGTAGGGGTTCAGCTTCTTCCATATCAAGACCCATAGGAGCCTGATACAACGAGGGGGCCATGTTAGTTGCCATAATTAATCCTTAAACCGTGTAGTATTGGTTGCGCTTACTCTTGAATGAATATACTGGCTCCGGCTCATCGCTCGGCAACCTGATAAACCCACCCTGCCTAAACCTCATCAACGCTTGTGTTGTACTGTCAACCAAGTCGTCATTAGTGCCGCTAGGGAAATCATTGCACTCCTCAATAACTTCTCTTGCCCACCGGCGGTCTGGTGCCCACACTATACCTGCTGAGAACAAGTCAGATACTGCATTAACCCGGCTGATCTTATCTTGTCCCTTGCCGGGAGTAAACTCACCAACGGGTATGCCCATCCGCCTAAACTCTTGGTACAGCGCCGCGCCGTTTGACTTCTTCTCCACCACGAACGCATCAGGCTCCCACTCCTTGTACTCTTCAAGCACTAGCTTTTTAAGCTCGGGAAACTCCATGCGCTGCTTGATAGAGTTGAGCAGCAAGATGTTGTAGTTCTTGGTTTCCTCGTTGAAGAACACACCCCACGTAGTCAGGGCGTTAAAGTCAGCACGGTTGTTGGCTTCTTGTGCAGCATCGAGCGACATGATGATGAACTCGCACGACGGAGGGGCGTCTTTATCCCAGATTTTCCACCACTCCCGCTTAATAAGCGCGCCTTCTTGGGACACAGGGTTCTGCATGTACTGGGCTTCCCAGTACCGGATATCCATGCCTGCCTTCTTAGCCAGCAGTTCTTCCAACGTCCAGAACGCTCCCCAGAGCGGTTTATCGTCCAAAATAGCAGGAAATTCGACCACTTCCCACGGGTCTACGCCCTCTTCGCGGCCCATTTGGGCGATGATTTGACCGGTTAAGTCAAGTTTAGACCACCTTGTCATCACAATAATAATAGCGCCTCCCGGCATAAGACGCTGCAAAGGGCCAGACTGGAACCATTCCCAAGCAGGAAGAAACACGTCTGGACGTCCAGTTTTGGCATCTTGTTCAGAGTGTGGATCATCAATAATGAAGAGGTCAGCGCCGCGACCAGCAAGAGCACCACCGACACCGATAGCAAAATATTCGCCATTAAAATTCGTCCCCCAACGTGATGCAGACTTACTGTCAGCTTGCAGTTCTATCTGCGGAAAGATGTCTTTATAGGCATCTGAACCCACCAAATTACGCACTCGACGACCAAAATTTGTTGCCAAATCTGCTGTGTGAGAGGCCATAATGACCTTCTTATGGGGGTATTTACCTAGAAACCATGACGGCGCAAGATAGGATATCAACTCTGACTTACCGTGGCGGGGTGCAATGTTGACGATTACGCGCTTTTTCTTGCCGTCGGCGATCTCTTCAAAGATTTTTGCCAGTCTGCGGTGGTGTGGGCCTACTATATAGCCGGGATACACATGGTCGGCAAACTCTAATAGCGAATCCTTGCCAACAACCTGTACAGAATTGCTGTCATAGGCCTTCAAAAGCTCCAAAGTAGCCCGTTTTTCGGTCTCGGGCATCAAGGGAAGCGCGTCCCTGATCTTTTTTAGCTGGTCAGGCGTGATTTTCATTGCTCACTACCCGTGCACTGACGCTGATTGTGCGTCTTTCCAGCTTTTGGAGCGTCTCAAGCAGTTCATTTTCCACTTCTTCGAGGGGTTTGTGCTTGACTGTGACCTCGGAACGCTTCTTGAATGCGTCAATGCCATCAATTTCACCAAGTGCTTTGAGTGCACCCAGTCGTAACTTACCATCCACGTTGTCAGTTTCCTGTAGTAGCTTATTGACTACATATATTTTCAGGTCCGCAAGCTCGCGTACGATCATGTGGTCGTACTGAGCAACCATTCCAGCTAAATAGGCAATCGTTTCGTTGGGGTATTGGGCCAGATCGGGGCTTGATTTGTTCAGTGCAATCTGTTCGATCATCTGCATGGCTTCACCACGGTGCTCTTCAGATACTTCAATGGGTTTGCCTTGCAAGTCTGCCAGCATTTTTACTGTTCTGGCACGCATAGCTAGCTCTTCTTTTACAGAAAGCTCAGGCATAGCCTCGTTCGCAGAGGCTGGCAGTGGGACATTAGCGTCAATGTCAGGTACAAGATCGTTCATCGGAGGAAAGCGGCACTCCATATAAATATGTGCGGAATATAGCATAGATTTTGGGGAGGAGGTAAGGAATCCTACCGGGG